AATTAGTTCAACTCTTCTGAAAAAGTATCACACTTCCAACCTACTTCTAATGCTACTGCGTCAGCTGACTCGTAGTTAAGTTCACCAACAAGGTTTACACCTGAAGTGATGAAACAATCATCTAAAGTAATTTTTCTGTAAATATCACCTTCTCTGTTAAATTGTACAACAACTATTGTACCAACATAATTCTTTTTAAGACCCATTTCTCCAGTTTCTGGATTATATTGAGCTCTATACCATTGTCTTAATGTTTTATACAAGTAAGCTTGGTTAGAATCATTTAAGTTAAGCGAGAAGCTAACTGTAATATCAATTGCAGTTGCACCAGGCATACCAGCGTAAGATCTATCGGAAAACTTATATTTTTGTCCGATTGCATCTACTGCAGGAGCCATAGTATCTAATCCACTGATTGAATTAACGTGTTGTAAAAGGAACTCTTGTCCAGCAACTCCATCCGGTGGTAAAATTGTTACCTCGAATAGGTTAGCTTGAACGGGCTCGAAGTTTCTTCCCTTCTTGCTAGTTTGGTCCTCTGAATAATGTGGTAAAGCCATATCTTTAATTTCTTATTTTATTTATATATCGTTGTTTTCTTATGCAAAGTTACCCGTTGCGATTTCACCTGTATTTAATACTGTTACTCTCGATACTAAGATTTCAAGACCTTTAACTGGTTCTACGAACGTATCTAAGATTCCCATGTTGTTATCGATAACCTCAGACGTGTTGTTTGAGCCATCCATGATATTCTTATAGTCGTATACACCACCATCTTTCTTCACTGATTCCATAAAGTTATCAGCTAGAGTTTTGATCTCTAATCTAGTTTGAGCGCTATTGAATTCAAATAGGTAGTTCTTAAGGATTTCTGCAAGACCGTCTTCAATGTAAATTAATACTTCTCTTACGTGAGCTGAAGATAATGCTGATTGAACTCCTTGTTGTGCAGTCTTGTTACCTTTAATAGTTAAACCTACGCCTCTTTCGAATACGATTGGGTTGTAACCAAATGGCTCAAGAATATCTCTATCATTCTTATCAAATGAGAACTCTAAAGATTGTACTCCAGTACCACCTACAACTCCTCTTCTTGGACCTGCGATGATTGACCATGGTAATGCATCTAAATATTTGTCAATATAGTTGTTTGATACGTAAGCTGCTGGTGGAATTACTTTAGTTCTTCCATTCTCAATTACATTAAGACCAGGACCGTAGTAGAATGCGTAAGATGCACCTTCGTTGATCGATGGTAATGTGTAAAGAGATGTTGGATTAGTATCTAAGTTACCTCCTGTTGCAACGTGACGTACATTAAATCCGTAAGGAGCAAATGAGTCTTTAAACGTTGGGTTAGTTGCTGCTTTAAGTTCTTTCACCATTGGTGCGTTAAGAATTGCTGCTGCATTTTGTCTTTCTTTACATAAGAATGATAATTCTTCCTTATTTAAGATTGATCCGTTCTCTAAAGAACCAAATGTATCAACTACATATCTAAATGTAATGTTGTCTTTATCTACTAAAGCGTTACCTAAACCAGTACCTGGCTTAATTGCTGCTAGTAATTCTGCAATTGTTTTTGCAGTTTGTGTTCCACCTTCTAATGGGAATGTCTTATAGAATCCAGAAGCGTCTTCGTATCTCTTAAGTGCGTAAGCTGGTCTTAAAGAAACTACTCTGTGAGTTTCAAATCTATAATAAGTTACATCATCTACAAATGTTTTAACGATTTTCTTAACTCTAGATAGTTTACCACCATCACCTGGTATATACATTCCTACTTTAATATCAGCGTTTAATACACCAACACCATTGTAAGAATAAGTAAAGCTACCTGCGCCATTGTCATCCCAGTTCCAACCAGCACTTAGTGTAGGGAACATTTCTGCTCTATGGTTTGGAGATAATGTCCAAACATCAAAACTAGTATTGATTTTAGTTATGTAGACACCTAATTCAACTGCTTGTGCATTTGCGTAGTCTGTACTAAATCCAATATTTCCAACTGGAGATATAGTTACAACACCAGTTACGTTATCAACTTCAATGTTATTGATTGCTACATATTCACCTGCATTTTCAGATAGTAAGAATGCGTCTCCACCTGTTTGTAAATCACCATAATCAAATGGTCCAGCTGAAATTACTAAGTTACCATCACCATCAACTATGATAGATACTGGGTTTTGCCATGTTGCAGAAACTCCAGTTTCGAATTTTTCATAAGATTTAGAGATATTACCTAAAGCAGTAATAACTACATCACCACCTATATCTTCTATCTTATCGATTTTAACAAATTCTTTATCAACTAGTGCTTTTAAATATTTAGCATCAGTAAGTTCTGGGCTAAGTGCAGCTGCAGTAGCTGTTCCATCTTTAATAGTTAATACTGCACCATCAACAGAAACTATAGCACCGAATTGGGTTAAATCTATATTGTTGCTAGTTTTTTCTTGATTTACTTTATGTGATAATACTTCATAATCTTGGTAGATGTCAAAGTTATTACCGATTAAATCGATTTGTGGAAGTGCATCTTCTTGTACAGCACAGAATAAACCTGTTCTTCTAGCCTCCATATTAATTAGAGTTTCGATGTACATTTGATTACCTTCAGCATCAATAAATTCAGGGATTAAAGATAATCCATTATATTGTGCTAAAAGAGTTACTTCTCTTAATCCAGCGAATTTAGCAAATTGTGATTTTAATAAACCATCTTGATCAAAATAGTCTCCGTAGTTAGGATCATTGTTTAATTCAGTAGCGTCAAATTTACCTTTAAATACAAATACATCTACTAAGTAGTCTGATACGTATTCATCAGCTTCAACTCCTTCTGGAATGTTAGTTTCACCATACCACTCTCTTGCAGTTAATTCAAAACCTCTAGTATCAGCAGCTTGTCTGACGATAATTGTAATAGGATCTTGTTTAATGTTTACGAAAGTGATTCCGTGGTTAGTATCTTCTGAAACAGCAGTTAATAACTTTTCATCAGAAGGATTCCAAAACTTATCAATATCAAATACATCGCTAAATTTCTTAGCTAATACATCAGATGCTTGAATAGTGTTAGCAGATAAACCTTCCGCAGAAGAGTTAGTTGCTGGAGAGAATACTGATACTTTATCAGCGTCATCATCAGCAGTTAAGTTTAATGCTAAAATTGGTCCTCTAGATAAAGCTTCAATAGCTGATCTGTGGAAGAACATGTTTTTCTTTTCTAGTGACTTATCAATACCACCGAAAACTTGTTTAAATTGTTCAACATCTTCTACTAATACTGGAGTATTGTAAGGACCTTTGTTAGATCTACCTACAACCAATCTAATAGTCTCAGCTGGGATGTTCACGGTTTGTGATTTGTCAAACTCTAAGCGATATACGCCTGAGCTTTTGAACTGTAGTAATTGAGGACTTAATGCCATAATCTTTTAGTTGTTATTTTTTAATTCTTTTATTATATATCCTTGTCTTTTTGCAAATTTATTTAAGTAGGTCATAAATATCATATTGTAAATCTCCTTGCTGGTCACTGTCTTTAAATAAGATGCTTTCCATCTCGTCGTGAACCGCAGGATCTATGAAATCTAAGATCTCCTCAATGAAATCTGCATAATCCGTTGTATTAAAAAATTCAGTCGCAGTAATACATGTCATAATAACATCATCGTTCCCCATTTGAGCGCCATAACTACCGTTTGGTAAAGTACCAAATAAGGATGCCTCAGTCACTGTAACTTCATCAGTTAAATCTATTCTATTTATCTTATACAATTTTGCAAAGTTCTGACAAAAGATAGCTTTATTGTCAGATTTTAGTTTTATTCCTGGTTTTATTGTCTTTGCGTCGTGTCTATGTCTGAATTTTACTATCATCTCATCGTCAAAATCATTTCTTTGTGGAAATATACTTCTTAGATACTGGAATAAAACTGTACCATAAGTATTATACTCTACAATCATTTTTACGTTTTCAGAGTTAAAGACGTCTACTGCTAAAGTATAAAGTACTTTCGCAAAATCTTCGATGACATGTTCATTAGATTTAAACCTAGCAACTTGTTCAAATTTAAAAAAGTCGTACATCGCACCAGGATTAATAACGTTCTTAATTTCTTCTGAATTCATCGGAGCGACTTTAAAAATATTAATAACGGAGGAATCACCACCATTACCTTCTGCAATATCTACTGAGAACAACCAAAAGTTTTCAGTATCTTTACAAGTATCAATATCAAAGTTTGGATCCCATTCTAAGAAGCCCTTTGTATCAATACTAATATAGTCGAATTCATTAAAGTCATGATAGACATAAGGCTTCATTCTCTTTCTCATCTTCTTCATATCGACTGGGTCTAATAAGAGGTTGGATGAGGAAACGAATTCATTCCCATATTGTTTATTAAAGGCTTCGATCGAACCTAGGTTAGCAAGCTCTCTTTCATACCAAGCCTCGTCTCTATCTGGATGTTGCCACCAATCTATTCTCGTTGCTAAGTATTCATTATCATTACGATCTGCCGCAGCATAGATTTGATAGAACTTATTAAATCCGTTTGGCGTAGATGTAATTGTTATTCTTGAGACTTTCGATGAGGATAATGTAGGATATACATTCTCGTAGAAAGAATCAGCAATCGATGGATGGACGTGGGCAAACTCATCTAGGTATAGATTATGGATTGTAAAACCAATACCAGATTTTGCTGTGGTTGATTGTCCTATTAGTCGACAACCATTATCACATCTCACATTCATGACATCATATTTAATAATACCAGGTTTCATAAAGAACGGTAGGTTCTCGATTACTGTTTTGGCTTTATCAATAATTTCTTTTGTTGAATCAGATTTATTCGCAAGTAGCAAAGTATTCTTATCCATATTAAAGGTAACATACCATGCATTAAAAATAGATGCGGTAACTGTTTTACCCATTTGTCGAGCAGCAAGAACAATATTAAATCTATCATTCTGGAAATTCCTCAACATATCCTTCTGGTAATCTCTCAACTTTACTTGTTGAATACCCTCATCGGTCATTACTACTGCATACTTCTCTGCAAAATAGACAATGTCCTTGGCACATCTAGCTAACTCGGTAATTTCCTCATCAGTATATTCAAATACAATATTACCCTTCTTTAGAAATTGTCTACCCTCGTAGAATGGTAACTTAATCTTAGGACGATAACCCTGGTCCATAGCCACTAACAGATCATCGATCTGTCGGGTAGACCATACAATCCTATCAGCAGAAGCATTAACTCCTTCTTCTTTTGGGATCCATTTATTATCTCCTATTCCGTCTGACATATTATTCTTCTGTTGGTTCTACGTCTTCAATATCATCTTCTGACGCTCCGTGAATACCTGCTTGTATTGCAGCCATTAAGTCTTTTGTACCTCTTTGAATATTTTTATTACTAGAATCTCCGCCAGCACCTTCAATTTCAGATTGATTTGCTCGTTGTTGATATATCTCAATATCTCTAGCAATTCTTTTTGTGCCCTCTTCTGCAGCCATTAAATACATGGTCTGAGATTTAATAATATCTAACATTGACTTTTGTAAAGTTGCTAACACCTCAAACATTCTAGGTGCTAATTCACCAGAGTCAATTGTTTCTAGTAGAGTAGTTAGTGCTTTTTCACCTGCTTGTAACTGGTATATTAATGACGCCATTGTCATTTCATCCATTTGTTTTTTAGCAGCGATATATTCGTCTTTTTCAATAATATCTGCATCGAGATAAAACTTCATAAGACTGGTTATAGTCTTTTGTGCCTTCTTAGTTGCACCAGACTTTAATTCAGTATAATTAACCTGTGGCGCTAGGGCAGTAGGTTTAGCTTGAATTGGCAAATCTTTAGGATCGTTTTCAACATCAAGTGGACTATCTCCAATCAATGCATCTAATTCTAATCTAATATCATCTGCTTGTTCAGCTATTGTCTTTTTCTTTTCACTCATAATATTATATTATATAATATATATCTATGTTAGTTTGTGTAACAAATTTAATCTATTTGTGTTACAAATTACCTATTTTGGTTATACTTTCTTAATTGTATCGAAGGAATTGCGTTATCAATAATATGTGTTAGTCTATTATCTCTAACAATATATTGCTGTAACATATTCGTGTGTTGGTCTTTACCGATAATCTTAGTGTACAATCTAATATTAGTCATTGCTAATTTACCTGGCATTAAAGCCCATTTCTGTGATGTTACCCAACCTTGACTAGTACTTAATTCAAAATTCTGGTCCATTACATTAATTAACGTATCTGAGACTGACATTGCAGTTAATGTATTACTCTTAGGATTTAATTGATATACATTAGCAGATGTATTTAAATATGTATTATTAAGGTTATAGATAACACCATACCATTCTCCATTTATTGGTTGTGTATCAAATGGATATGTTAATGTAAGATCATTTATATAAGCCTTAACGTGTGTTTTATTTACAGTTAATTTAAGCCCTTTAGTTCCAGTCATTCCATCAAATAAAGTTTGCTCTGCAGAATCAGATGTAAAATTAGGTTTAAACCATGCAGAGAATGCAAGATTATCTTTTGTAGATAGTTGTGAGAATTTCTTATAGACTAAACACTCAATACCTAAATCTTTTACAGATTCTAGATCATAATTGTTTTTACTAATAATAGTCCATTTATTTCTTAACTCACCATCACTAATAACTAATCCATTGTGAATTCTTTCTCTAATACCATCACCAACTTCTGAGAACATTGTTTGATATTGTTCTGGTTTAGTTGATTGTCTGTACTCATCTTGAATTTCTTCTCCAAATACTTCTTCAACTCCAGTATAAAGATCGTCTAATGTTTGATCTATTGCAACTCCAGCTGCATCGTCTCCTACTATTGTAGAAGTTCTCTCTTCGTACTTCTTTAACATTACTCTCCAGTAAGTCATAGACTGATTAAATTCATCAGCAAAACTAACTGAACTTACCTCGTACATTCTATTCATTATTGGAATGTACATATAATCTCTTGGTCTTGGAGCAATATTAGTACCGAATGCTTTTTCCATTTGACCTTTTGTAATATGAATTTCAAAATCTTCAAAGCCCATACCAAAAATATCGTATGTAAACTCTCTAGTTGGCATTGCATTATCTGGAACGACAATTTTAAGATCTGACATATCCTTTACATTGTATAAAGAATACTCCATTAATACAACATCCTTAGATCTCTTATCAGGTTCTACTCTAAAATACTTTGTATTATGTCCCCACATTTCTGAAGCCAATTCACTTATTTCAGAATAAATTGCAGTTGGTCTACTTAAATTATATGGGTCATATATTGGATCTGAGCAATCAATTACAATATTAGTACATCCTGCAACATAAGGATCGTCACAATCTGTACATAATTGAGGACATGATTGAATAGTTCCTGCTTCTGTTTCTAATTCAAATGTAACTGATAAAAGACTAACTGTATGTAATAAAGATAGTCTATTTACTTCAGCTTTAACATCTATCCACAATGGTTTTAATGGATCAAATTCTAAATTAGTAATAGCAACACCTAAAGGTTTTAATGGAGACATTTCACCACCATCACTGCCTACTGCATTTTGTGACCATCTATATTCAAATGTAAAGTTATTATCAGTATCTGGGAATTCATACCATTTTGCTGCTTCTGCAGTAAATGTAGCATCTTCTACAGTAGTAATAGTATTTGCTATAATTGTATCTACTGTAAAAGTTTGAGAACCTACGATAAACTGATCACCAGGAGTAAGAGTCCATGCAACGCCAGTACCAATAATAGTTTTAGAACCTGCCGTTAATTGTACTGTTCCAATACTGGTTGGTGAATTAACACCATACAGAATAGACCAATTCAGAACCTTTTTTACGTCTAAGTAAGGTTCTTGTAATTTAGCGAAGAAATAGTCTCCGATTGCGCTTGCTGTAAAATTTGTTACTGCCATTAATGAAAGAAGCTAGGCTTCTATTTTTTATTATATATCTGACTCCCAATCAGTGATTAAAAGCATTTCAGGATTATCTCCTTCATGATGCTCTAAAGCTTGTATAAATGTATTAGTTACTGCCAATACTTCGACTGTATTATTTTCAGCCTGGAATAGATCTAAAGAGCTTAAAAAATCTCTTAATTTAAATATTTTAAACTTTTCATATTCTTTAAAGAGGCCTGCTTTTATTAAAATAGAATTAGCCAACTTAAGTTCATGTTGTTCATTAAACATATCGAACATTCTCATAGAGCCTCTTAGTGTTTTAATATCGTATTTAATAGTTTTTACCTGATCTACTTTTACAATTCTATTATAGCTAGAGTTTGCATTAAGATTTACTCTAATAAATGATAGGTTTGGCATTGATTGAAAGATCTGCCATATAAAATAAATTGAAGTAGCTTCTTTATGAATATTAATATCGCTTACTGTACGAAATCTGTTAACCTCATTTGAAAACTTTTTATTTAAATATTGTTCCATACGATCTTTGCTAACTAAAAAACTAAAAGAAGTCATAGATCTGGAGTTGGTATCTCTACTGATAATACCCCATAACTTTAAATCTATAGAATTATACTTGTATAAAGTAATATCTATAATCTCTGTAAAAATATCATTTGCCTGTTGCATATACCTCTATCTGTTCTTCAATTTTTTTTAAATCTGCGTATAGAGAATCCTTAGCGAATACTTTTAATTCGTTAAACTCTCTATTGCCGATCTCATTTTTATTCATATAAATCTCTACAGCTCTTTCGCTTGGATTATATTTATCTGGCGTATTTTTCTTAGCTTTTTTAGTCTTAGTATAAAACCACCGTGGAACAGATTGAAATCTAGAGGCAACTACTGACCAGCATTCTACCACATTACCACCATTTATGCCATTAACATTAAACATCTGTGCATTTGCAGGATATTTAATTGACATAAAACGATTTATCATAAAGTGGTGTCGCCTTTTAGTATGTTGTTTTATTTTCTTATATTGTTGTGGCTTTGTAAACATTATTTTTACAAAGTCAAACAGTTTAGTATCGTCTAGCATGTTAGTTATATGTTCTTAAAGGGTAAAGTTTACCCTATTAGTGTGTTAAATGCATGTTGATGTGCATCCACTTTTGAAAGATTATGAAGCATCTCTATTTTAGTAGCAAGTTCTATAACTTCTGGTTTTAGACCATGCGCGTTTGCTTCTGCTAATATTTCTTCAATTTGAATATAATCCGTTAATGTCATATTAGAATAACTTTTTACTTGGGTCTTTCTTAACCTTTTTTGTTTTCTTACCTACTAGTTTCATTGGAGAACCTTTAGGCTCTTCCGGGACATCCATGCCTGCAAAAGGATCTGGTGCGAACGTATTCTTTTTAGCTCCTTCTAGCCAATCAGTTCCTTCTAGGATTTTATCCATTTCCATAATAGATTCTCTAGACTCAATTGCACCTTCCCAATCTTTTTCTATTGCAGCATAAATAGCTTTTTGAATTGGATCTGGAATAGTTTTATTATGCAATAACATTAGTGAAATGTTTTGAGTAAGATTAGTCTTAATTAAAGTTAAAGAACTATGTCCAACTACTCGGTAAATAATATCTGATAAGATGTCTTTAGCCTCTGATGAGAATAAGAAGTCAATTGTAAAGCCTTTGTATTCTTTAATGTATTGATTCCAAATACTTTCTGCAGTCTTATCAGTAATAGCGTAATTACGTAACTTGCCATTCTTCATTTCTTTTTGCCATGTTACAACTGATGCGATATTATCTGATTTATCACCTGTTAGTATTTTCTTGAATATGAATTCATCACAGTCAACTTCTACAATACTGATTTTATTAGCGTTGACCCAGTCAAGAATATCTCTTTGATAATCATCACGCAACATGTGTTGTCCACCCATATTGAATAACATATCATCTTCTGTCATATCTTTAGATGCTGAAGTTTCCATATCTTTACTGAAGCCTTCATAAGCATAAAGAGTCTTTTTAGTATTGTAGTACCATAGTGTATGAGCATCGTTAGTTTGTGAATAGTTAACTAATTGAATTAGATCTCGGTCACCTGACCATACAATACATGATTTACCCCTAGCATTTAGAGCAGCTGACCATCCAAAAATAACATCATCTGCTTCTGCGCCTTGTATCTGGTGTACTGTAACACCTTTACTAGCTACAATCTTCTGAAATTCTTCATAGACTGCATATACTGCGGTCCAATCAACATTACTATTTTGTTTACGAGTACCTTTATATTGTGCACTAGGAAATAGATCTTTACGCCATGACTTAGAGTCTACCGCAAGAACTACATCATCTACAAACATTTTTAATTTACGCATTTCTGATGCGAAGTCAATAGACAGTTTACGCATAAATTGCGCTTTTTGTTTATCGTCATCTAATAGTTTACCTTGCTTTGGCTTTGGTAAAACGAAAAGGCGACTGAATACAAAATAGTTACCGTCGATTAAGAGTGTGTGTTTTCCCACTTTCATACTTTTATTTCTTTAAATATCTATGTACAATATACGAAAAATAATTGACATAAAAAAATTATTTAACACTTATTTTAGCTTTTAATTATTCCTTGTATCTCGTATATACAACTTAGCATTGTAATTACGGGATCTATTACATGAACTCTTTGCGCTTGGTGTTTAGCTACAGAAATAATGATCTGTGGGATATGCTTAACGGATTGCAATTGTTCTTGTTGTATATATTCTATAAATTCTTCGCCTAATGTTTGTAATATATCATCTATTCTATTAGAGTAATTACTTACTAACATTTGGTAATTCTTTGCAGGATCCGTCTCATTAAATACTAATTCAAATACATCTTTATAGACTGAGTTGAATCGTTTTACATCACCTACTGTAATATTATTTGTTCCTTGTGTTTTATACCCTTGTAGTTTGTTAAGCGTAGATCTTAAATCTGGGAAGTTACGCCTAACAAATTCTACTAGAGCTTCTTTCTCAATTGTCATCTCCTCTTGTTTACAAATATCATATACTCTGCGAATATACTTCTTTGTTAACTCATTCTCTTCTTCTTTATCAAAGTCAAAATTAATAACTTCAAATCTAGATAGGATAGGATCTGGTAATTTGTTAATATAATTACATGTTGCAATAAATCTTGAATTAGATGCAAAGGTCTCCATTGTAGCACGAAGTGCTTTAAAGAATTGATCAGATACACCGTCAATCTCATCTAGAATTACTACCTTAAACATACCTGGTTCGTCCATTATAGATACAGTTGAACAAAAATCAGTAATTCTGGTTCTAATCACATCAACAGATGTGTCTGTGGACGCGTTGATGTACAAATAAGGAAGTTTAAACTGATTTACTATGGCTTTTGCACAAGAAGTCTTACCTGTCCCTGGTGAGCCCGTTAACAGCATATTCTGAACTAGCCCATCTTTAAACTTATTCATTACCGCGTCTGGTAATATTAATTGTTCTAGGGTAGAAGGTCTGTACTTCTCTGTAAATAATTGATTAATTGATTGCATACAATATTATGTTTAATTGTTATAGTGCCAAGTGGCTAAAATGTTTCATAGATAAATATAGTATATGAGTATACGCATTGAAAAGACTGGTGGTCCTTGGCCCGCAAACAGATATGGTATCATCTTAAAGTACTTACCACGATTCTTAAGAAAGTTTCTAATAACTCAAAGAAATCTTGCAAAGTGGTCAGATGATGACCAATTCATGGAGTGTGTTTTAAGAATGCAAAGACCTAGATCTAGTACTTCTAATAAAATTTATTGGGATATGAGAACTGATACTGCCCTATCTGAAAAAGGATTAGAGCGTTCATATAATACAGTCGAATGGTATTGTGCTATTTCACTTAAACCTATTAAGTCTAAGTTTATGAACTTCGATCTTAAGAATTTTATCCATCCAGAATATTATGATGTGTTAGATGCTCCAATGGTAGATAGTCGTATACTTAAATCATCAGTTGACTTTCGTAAAAAATGTAAAAAACTCCTGCTCGCAGAACGAGAGGAGTTTCTTAAACTTGCTAAAAAGAACGCTAGGCGCTCTCTTTAATATTACATTAACGCTTTAAATTTATCAGCAACAGACATACCTTCATAAAGTTTAATCTTCTTAGGTAATTCTTCTTTTGCTTCTTCAATTTCAACTGCTTCAAATTGTAAAGAATCAATTCTGATATTCATTGCAGCCATTTCCATTGGCTCTGTACCATCTTCATAGTCCACGGTTGCGAACAGTTCACCCATTTTTATGATTTTAAATCTTCCAGGGAATCTAACATTCTCACCGTAAACTGTTTCACCTTTCTCAACAGCTTTCATAGCTTTCTTTAATTTAGGGTGTAAACCTTCTTCAATTACTTCAGCTTCTTCAAGTTGATAAGCATTATCATCTCCAACTTGATCAGCATGACCTGAGATGCCTGCTAGTTTCATAACAGCTGCTTTATCGCCACTGTAATTTAATTCATCATAACCATCTCCAAATGGATCTTTATCTATAGATATTTTCACGCCTAATTTCTTAGCTTGTGCTTTTAAGTATTTGTAATCATCTTCTGTATAAGACATTAAACCATTTAATGAAGCTTCAACTAGAATACGGTTAGGATCTAAATCATAATCTACGGAGTTGGTTTGTGGTTTTGATTTGCTTAATGCTACAGCCGCGGCTAAATCTCTTTTCAAAGCGTCGATGTCTTCAGCAGGATCTTTCTTACCTTCAGCCATTGCGATTTTAGCCGTTAACAACTTAACTCTAATTACTGCCGTATCTTTAGGGGAAGTTTCTACCGGTAAAGCATCTAGTTCTCCTTGTGCAGCATCTATAGCCGCCTTTACTTTTTTCTCATCGAATTTTTTATCATCATCATTTAAGTCCTGATCCGTGCTCATTGCATCCATATCAGATTCAAAATCTTTAAGCTGTGCTTTTGTTGAATCTAGAATTGCTTTAAGAGTTTCTTCACCCTTATCTTTATCTGTACCTTCTGCATCAGCAAATGTTGTTGCTGAAAGACCTTCCTTTAATGCATTATATTTTTTTTGGCTTTCTAGAGTGTCTTTCTTTGCAGCTTTAATTGCAACTTTTTCTTCGTCAGTTGGTTTTTTCTTATTTAATAATTCAAAATCAGTACCTTCAAGTTTAGCAAGATATTCCTGGTGAGCTTTAATAAATTCTCTAACCTTTGTCTTAGCTTCTTTCATTTCTTCTTTATCTCCTTCTCCTTCTTTTGCTTCTTTATCAGAATAAGATTTAAGATCTTCTGAAATTTTAGCCTTTTCTTCTGCAAGATATTCTTTTTGCTTTTTCGATTGTTTAGCTATCCTTTCTTGTACTCTCTTCTGGATCTCTTCTTCCTTGTCACCGCCCTTAGCGTATTCCAGTTCTATTGCTCCATTCTTTTCAATTTTTTCCATGGCCATCTTGTCATCAATTGATAACTTCTGTTCAGCCCATCTAAGTTTTAAATCTTCAGATTCAATAGGATTGTCTTTTTCTACTTTTGTAATTTTAGCAGTTATATCTCTAATAGTATTATCTAGTTTTGCAGTTAACTTGGCCGTTGCTGTTTTAAGTTGCACGTCAGCTTGAGCTTTAGCCTTATCTTGTAATGCATCTCTCTTAGCTCTTAGCTTTTGCTTAGCGGCAAGATTCTCTGCTGCATCGATTTCTGCCTTAGATTTTGCAGATAATTTATCATACATGTCCGCTTGCATCTCATCAGATTTTACAGCTAGCTCTTTTAATTTTTGAGTTTTAGTAATCTCTGCTTTTAACAAATTCTTTTTCATTGTAGGGTAAGTACCCATAACTGTAGAGTATGATTTTGCTGATGCAATAGATTTCATAATCTTAGCCATAAAACCTTCTTCAGCTTCATTTAGAGCAGCCTCAGTTAATTCTTCAGCAAATACATTAAATTCTAAAAGTACAGATTCTGTAATTGATTTAGAAAGTGCTTCTAGGTTAGTTAAGATAGCATCAACATCTTGTACAATTTCTGCTCTAACTTTATCACCAGAACTAATAATGGTTTCTGCTCCGGTAGGTTTAGCAACTACTTTATCAACTGTAATAGATGCTGTTTCAGTCTTGCCGGCTGGCGCTACTGTTTGGTTTGGTTTAGAAAGATCACTTGCTGCGAAGTCTTCGTATAATGCAAGTGGTTTCTTTAGGTTTAATTTTTTCATATTAGGTTTATTAATTTTCTTTTAAATTACTAATTAGATTATATATCTTCCTTTATTCACTAAAAAAACTACAAAAAAAAAGACCCTCAATTAAGAGGGTCTTTAATATAAAATTTAGACTATAAATTATAGTTCAAAGTTAGCTAATGAGAATTTCTCATATTGAGTTCCTGGGTGGAATCCAGCTTTAACTAATGCGTATCTAGATTTTACAGCTACTTTCGGAGCCATAGTTCCTTCAACGATAGTTTGTACTGATTCAGCCATTAAGTAAGGCATGAATACTAATCCAGGTCCGTTACCGTCACCTTTTCTACCAATTAAGATCTCAACATCGTCGAAAGCTACAGATGGGTCAGTATAAACGTTGATACCAGCGATTGATCCTAAAGGATAAATTGCACCAGCAACTTGGTTTATTGTTTGAGCCATTGGGTAAGCTACGAAACCAGCAACACCTTGTAAAGCAGATGCAACTTTTCCACCTACTACAGCGAAGTTACCAGCACCTCTTCTACCTCTTTGCGCGATTAAGTTACCAGCAGCTAAGATTGCAGTTAAGATTCTTCTGTGTGAATCACCTTTAGTTTCACCAGAGTTAGCAGTGATAGCAATGTCCATAGTTTTAGGAACACCACCATCTAAACCGAATAGGTTAGTTCCAGCGATAGATCTCATCGTTAATAAGATGTGATTGTTAATAGACTGAGTTAATTCGTTAGTTAAAACTGCTTCTACTTGAGCAACAGCATCAACACCGAATTGTTTAAGATCTTGAACTTGCTCTCTTGTTACGGCAGCAGCAACTTGGAAAGTTTCAGCAGCAACGCTTTTAGAGAATAAGCTTAAGCCCATTACTTTGTCTGGAGTAGATTCACCTAAACCTCTTGACATTGGAGCACCTAGACCATTTGCGTCTTTAGCACCAGAAAATTCAGGAATATGATCTTCTAAAGCAGGTACTAATTCAGCATCAGCATAAGTTACTGTTACTAGACCAGCTTCTAAAGTAGCAGCTCCTAATTTGATGATGTTTAAACCATCAATTCTAGAAGTTCCAACTTTTACATCACCAGCTGATTCAGCTAATGCAGTTCTAATGTAAGTTGGGTGTACAGTACCATCAGCTCCTCCGTTTGCAACGTCAGCACCTAAAGTTCCTCCTTCGTATACGAAGTCAAGGTAAGATAGTAATCCCATTGGTCCAGCCATAGGTACAACAGGTACTAGGTCTAAACCGATAGTTTGTGCAGCTACTTGCATAGCTAAAGGTAAAAGTGTTGGAGCTTTGTCTCCAGAACCGTTACCGGCTGCACTAGGAAAACTTGTGTTTC